TTGCAGCGACAACAGTAGAAATAAAATATGCACAAATGGAGATTTTGCCATTCGTGGAAAAGTATAATCTTCCCGTTTGGTTTGTGATCCTGTTAGTGAGTTTTGTGGCCTTAAAACAGTTAGGATTGATCTATTTTATAAAGGACGTTTGGGAATGGCTAGGATCAATATTCAACCAAAAAAATAAACAGATTGCAGAGCTTACCAAAGAATTGCATGAAGTGAGGCATGAAATGGAAGTTTTGCAAAACAAATATCAAGATATGTCTCTAAGGTATCAAAGCGTGACATCTATTTTAAAAGGATTGAGACCTCACTTTAAGTCTTTAGGAATGGATTTGGAAGAACTTGATAAAATCTTTAACCCGTAGGAATGGCAGTATATAAAACCAAAGAAAAAGAAGTAGTAGACACTAAGGGATTCCAGAAGTGTGGAACGTGTTTTAAAGAGGCTAAACCGATTTACAAGCTATTTACTACTCATACTTTCTTTTGCTCTAAAAAATGCCGAGACGTACATTTTAACGGGTTCAACTTTTCGGAAAATGCTTTTAAAATTAGATAAATGAAAATATCAAATATTTCGCAAAATGGGATTGAATTGATTGCACAATTTGAGGGATTTAGATCGAAGCCATATTTATGTCCTGCCAAAGTTCCAACTATTGGTTATGGCACTACTATTTATCCCGGCACAAAACAAAAAGTTACACTACAAGATCCCCCAATTACAAGGGAGCTTGCAATACACATACTTCGTGAAGATGTAAAACATTATGCACATGCAGTGGACAACATGACTGTAGACACGATAAGCCAAAACCAATTTGATGCGCTTTCTTCATTCGCTTATAATCTAGGAACTGAGGCACTGAGAAAATCAACACTACTCAAGAAAGTAAATATAAATCCTAATGACAAAAGCATTGCAAAAGAATTTGCAAAGTGGATAAATGCAGCAGGGAAACCATTGCCCGGATTGATAAAAAGGAGACAAGCGGAATCTAACTTATATTTCAAGATATGAAAATCTGTAAAAACTGTAACGCCTCAAATATCGATTCTGTAATGTTTTGCTTTACATGCGGTAAAACTGATCTAGTGGTATTGAGCAATAAATTTCCATGGGAAGATGATGTAAAAGAAAAAGATCAACTAAAGTCTAACTAAAGTCTAACTAAAGTCTAACTAAAAACAAATGAATAGAGAGTCATACATAATAGCCGATGCCCACTTAATGGAAGCTGTTGAAAGTTGCGCTTATAATGGTCATATCTTAGAAACTCATATACCAGACGTAATTGCATCATTTGGCAATGATTCTATACTTACCAAGGCTATACGCTTTTTCACTGGATTAGCCAATAAGTATGGCGGAATTATGGACGCGGTTGTAATCTACATGCGTGACGTGAGGCCTCTTGTTTTCGATAAGGCGAATAAGTTTGTTTTACCATCAAAATTCAATATTCTGAAATGGGTAAAAATAGGCTGGCATTCGGCTGGTCTCATAATCAAGATTGTTAAAATTTTAAATAAATAAGACATGGATTTTTTAGCGCAATTAATTAGAAGATTTTTAGCTCAAACACCTTGGTTTCAAAAAGTGGTAAAAGTAGTTATGATTATTACGGCAACAGTGGCAGCCATTCCACAATTTTTAGACATGGCAGGGCTTACAACACTTATACCGGGTTCAGTGATGGACATTGTATCTAAAGTTGTTGTAGTTGCTGCATTGGTAGGTGCATTTGTGGCACAATTAGCAGTAAGCGACGAAGGTAAAGAAATGGCAGCCAAAGAAGGTAAGCCAATAAAGTAGGAATTAGTTTAGGGTTAATTGAGTATGAGCCGCTAACGTCAAAAGTGATTGTTAGCGGTTTTTGTTTTATGTCAAATAAGTTACCCATTGCATTTGTCAACTGTTAGGTTTTGCACAATTTATATTTGCGTTAAATAATACGATAATGGCAGGCATAGGAAATGATTTATATACACCGACTTGCGCGGCTTCTTGTAGCGATCAAACATTAGATGCGGTCGGAGACACAGACTGTGCAAACGAGGAAAATCTGGAACTTTCCGAGATTAACGAACTTTACTTAGACGAAAAATCAGGAACGTTATTTGTTCCTAAAAATCCAGTTACGGGATATGTGGCAGACACTGACAATTCAACGGCATTATCTACATGGAAGGGATTGGTTAGCAATTCCACAGCCTCAAAAACTCGTCTTTATCATGGTGTTGGCGAGAAGCCTGAACCACAGGAAACAATCATAACGCTTCACAGAGGTAAGACCAGTTCAATAGGCACAAGACACACACTCGTTTATACGATCAATATTATCGATCAAGCCACTTACAAAGCATTACGAAAATTACAGGCTTGTAAGGGTCAATATCACGCATGGTTTTGCACTGATACTTATTTCTATGGTGGTTTAAATGGAATCTTAGCGGACGTTGAAAAAGTGGTTTTCCCTAAGACTGGTGGACGTGGTGAAAATGCTAAGTGTTTAATCACAATAGGTTGGAACGCAAAAGCTGATCCGGTAAGAGACAAAAGAACTTGGTAATATGTGGATACACAAAGAGAATAGAAGGAAATTAAACATTGCAAAACTTGATCTATTGCCCGAAAGTATTGCAAGCCAATACGAGCCTTATATGCATGTTGATGTATCAATTCCTGATGTTCTAAAAGATGCAACGCCGTTGCAAAAAGAGGTTAAAACTAGGAAACCACGTAAAACAAAAGAGAATGAGTAACGTAAATGTAAAATTTTTATTGACTGGTGCAACGGGAAGTTTGCCAGCTGATAGGATTGAGATAATAAAAAAGTCAGGTGTTATGATCGAGGTTTTAAAAGACGTCGAAATCCCTGAGGTTTTGAAAGCTGTTAAAACCAAAAAAACAGAAGAGGAAGTAACTAATTAATATTTCTTATGAAATTGGAGTACATAGGGGTTTTGCTCGAAAAAGACCCGACGGAGATTGCAGGTTCTCTAAATCTTGCAGAGGGTGTTCAAGAAGTTGAAGACCAAGAAGCGGTCAAATTGATCGGCAACCATTTGAAAGAGTTGAAAATTTCAAAGCTATCTGAAGGCAAAAAGCAAGCCGAAGGAATGGCCAAAAGAACTGTTCTAAGTGAAGTTGAAAGTAAAATCAAAGCGTTAGGCATTGACGGTGATAATTTCGATGATCTGATTATAAAATTAGATACTCGATTGAAAGAAAAGCAAGGCCCACCGGATGATTCTAAATTCAAAGTCCAACTAGATGCTTACAAAAACGAAGTTATTTCGTTGAAAGAGGCACTACAAAAAGAACAAGAAAAGGCGGGCAAGATTGAGCTAAGACAAAAAGTCATGGCAAAACTTAATCCTGTTTTATCGAAGTATGAATTTGGTTCTGAAAAAGCTAAGATAGCAGCTGTAAGTGAGTTCGTTGAAACTAACAAATTCATTACATCAGATGATGAAATTTTCATTGACATTCAAGGCAAGCCGTCAGTAAATTTTGAAAAGATTGCAGAAAGTAGTTTGTCTCAATGGGGTAAGATTAAAACAGAAAGCGGCGGTACACCACCAAAGCATTTCCAACAATCCAACTTAGAGATACCAAGCGATTTACCAACGCTGTATGACATGCTTAGAAAAGCAAAGACAGCCGAAGAAAAAGCAACGATTATGGAAGCAATCCAAAAGCACGATAAATAGACCGTTTCCGAACTGAACAATATTTAGGAAACAAAGAAATTAAATTCAAAGAAAATGGCATTTACAGCTAACGTATTTACACCCAGCACAATTGGGGCTGCGATCCTAGCCGAAGACGAAATTTTGGTTAACAGCAGAATGAGCGAGTTTAAAGAGCCTATCATGGCAGGACAAGCGATTTTAGCGCATCAAGACCCAACGATTGCAACAATAGGTGCAGGATTGGGTTGTATGAATGCCTCAATCTATACACTTAGAAGCGCGTCAACTGACAAAGGTTCTAAGACATTGGATTGCGACATCACAGCAGGCGTAAAGGCTGGTACTGAAAAGATCGATTTGACTAAAGAGGTTCTTGTAAACCTTGAAAAGTTTTCAATCGACGACATCAAGTGCGCTAACGCTGTTGATTTCGGCAAAGAATTGGCTTACATGGGAATGAAAGCAAAGATTCAACTTGAAGTGAAATTGTCAAAAGCATTGGTAGCATTGGCAAACACTGGGATTGATTTACCAGACGCTGATTGGTTCGAAACTGAAGGTACTTTGAGTGGTTCTATCTTCGAGGTAGCAAAAGTGAATTTCACGTCTGACATGCTTGCTGACTTACAATGGGCTTCTCAGGTTGCCAATATGTACGATCCACTTATCTTAAATGGTAGGAACTTTTACAACAATGCAATTTTAGAGGTTTACAAATCTCAAGGTTGTTGCACGAATGACGCGATCTTAAATCGAAACACGTTTTTTGACGTTGTATGGGACCCAAAAAATGTTGACCAAGTAACAGGCGCGAAATCTACACTTGTGATCGATAAAAACAGTATTCTTTTCTGGTCAAGTCCGGCTTATTCCAATTTAGGAATGAGGTCAATGATTTTGGAGCAAGCTGATACTTATCACTGGGTTGAAACATTACCAAGATTACAGTATTTTGCAAACGGTGGTTTCCAGCCTATTTATGTGGACATCAGAGCTACAAGATCATGTGTAAAGGATGCTGCTGGTATTCCTAGAAATGGATGGTCATTTGAATATGCTTTGTTTGGTGCAATGAGGTTAAACTTGCCAAATGCAACAGACGACTATGGTATTTTGAGAGTTGACCAAGTTGCAGGAGCTTAGTCTTGAATTTTAAGTAACAATTTAAAGAAAAAATACAATGAAATACATTTTTAGTTTAATGATATTATTTGCCTGCTTATTTACGGCTAATGCCCAAATTACGGCAAATTTCACAGGTGGTGATACTGTTGTAAATACGGCAGCTGTTGACATGGATTTGAGAGTTACGAACGCCTACAATACAGCAGCTTTGCAAATAGTGGTTACTAAGGTTTCTGGTACTGTTGCAGGAAATGCCATATTGAAAGGTAGTGTAGACGGTACAAACTTTGTGAACATCGACACATTTGCTACTACAAACGTGGCATTGCAGACTGAAATTTTCCCAACAACTCCAGTTTACTACCCATATTACAGGGTCACTTATACAGGGTCGGGAACAATGGCAGCGATCATAAGTGGGAAGGCCCACTTCAAAGGGAAGCTATAAAGAAGAAGTTACGCGAATTTTTTGGTTGGTTTAAATTATGCGAGGGGAGGCTTTACGGTCTCCCTTTTTTGTTTCAAATAATAATTTTCAAATAATGGATTGCTTAAACGGTATTGTAGGAATTTCAAAGAGTGCAAATTGCTTGCCGAACGATATTGATACAACGTCAATAAGTGGGCTTTACCTAGACGACACGTCAAAGGGGCGAATTCCATTAAAACAAGCATTTTGGGCAAATCTTGAGATAGTTAAAGATGTTATTCCAGACGCTACTTTAGAGGTCGAAAGACTTGTAAGGATAGCACTAAGTAACTCCAGTTCAATATACCGACGCTTCAAGCAAATTAACGGGCCTATTGGCTTTAAAAACAATTATACAGGGGTTATTACCGAAGCTGGTAGCGGGTGGCGTTACATCGTTTACAGGCCCAAAACTATACAAGGGTCGCAAATCACTATTTCTAACGTAGAAATTCATTTGCAAAGCGGCCTTTATTCTGGCGAATTTAAGCTATTTAAGGGATTAACGGAAATAGACTTAGATGCAACACCTTTGCCTTATACGACAACATTCAACGAGAATATTTACATAGCTTACCAAGACGAATATAAACCGTTAAATTTCAAACATAGCGCATGTTGTGGATCATATGCAATGTACGACGGTTACGCTTATGTAGGTTCTGGAGAAGTTGCAAACACGTCATTATTAGAGTTCAAAAACAACAACTACGCGCAGGGTATTTATGCCGATGTATCGTTTGATTGCGATGAACTTTCTTTTTTGTGTAAAGTGGATTTTACCCGGGCAAAATTTCCTATTGTATTTGCAAAGTTGATTCAGCAAGTAGCGCGAAGGAATGTTTTGAACTTCATTTTAACTAGCGATAATATAACTCCTTACGCAATGGTTAAGGCCGACGAACTTGCAACGATAGCAGAATATCTTGACAATGACATAACCACCATGCTTGGATGGATGCCAGAGAATTACGATTATTCAGATTGTTTTATTTGTAACGGCCAATATAAAGGAGACATACTAATATGAGATATTTACTATTTTTATCTATTTTCCTATTTTCCTGCACAAAGGAAGAACCTTGCAGACAGTATTCATTAGTCACAGAATCTAACGAATACGAGGCTCGAGCAAAATGCAAAGGTTTAGCAAATTCTTATCCAAGTTTATATGAGATCGTTTCAAGCAATTCCGTTGGATGCCTTACACGAGATGAATTGAGGCAAGCAAAGAAAGCCGAAAGTACAGTTACTAAACAGGCTTGTAATGGTGTTTTTATAACCGTCCGCACAACAATAAAATAATGGCTGATATTGTAGAAAGGCTCATATTAGATGATTCAGGTTTTACTCCTGTAATGGAAGAAGTTACCAAGGCAACTGAGGAAGCTACTAAAGAGTTTGAGAAATATAAAAAAGAGGTTTCTAAAGCTACAAAAGAGGTTTCCAAAGATGTTGTAGACTCAGAGGCAAAAGTTCAGGAAGCAACAAAGAAAACAGCAGCAGAACATTCTAAAGCTAAACAATCGCTATTTGAGTACATAAAAACCTATTCAATTTACGGGGTTTCTATCGGTTCTATAATCCAAAAATTAAGTGGGTTTAAAGAAAAACTAACAGGGGTAAATGCCACAATAAAGGACGGAACAGCCTTAACAGCTACACAAAAAGAAGGTGTAAATACATTAGCTAAAGCGTTGGGCGGTGGCCAAACAGCTATTACTGCTTTTGCAAGAGGTTTCAATATTTTAAAGGCTGCCATTATTTCAACTGGCATAGGGGCTTTAATAATTGCGCTGGGTGGCCTTATATCTTACTTCACTAAGACACAGGCAGGGATAGATAAAGTGTCCAAAGCAATGTCATACGTTAGGGGCGTGGCTGGGGTTTTAACAGACAAACTGTCCTCAATTGGAGAGAGTCTTGTAAATGCTTTCGACGATCCTACAAAAGCTTTAAAAGATTTCGGCCAAGCCATTCTAGATAACATCTTTAATAGGTTCATAGCAATCCCAAAGTTTATTGGATTGGTAGGAAAGGCAATAGGGCAAGCATTAAAAAGAGACTTTAAGGGCGCAGCCGAAACCATTGGAGAGGCTGGACAAGCAGTAGTTCAATTCACAACTGGATTAGATTCAAACCAACAAACTGAATTTGTTAACGGACTCATTAAAACCGTAGACGCTGCGGATGAAGCTGGTAACGCAATGACAAGACTTTCTGACCGAAAAGCAGCATTAAGACAGGCTACCATTGCTTTGACGGTTGAAGAAGCTAAAAGCAGGGCCGCAATTGCAGGGTTTAAAAAGGATGCCGAAGACACGACTAAAAGTTATGGGGTTAGACTTGAAGCGGCTAGAAAAGCGGTTGAAGTTGAACAAGGGTTACTAAACAAGAAAATAAAAATAGCTCAAGAAAACGCTAATATCATAGCTTCAGAAAAAGCACTTTCAAATAGTTTAGCAAGCGACGAGGCCGAAGTTGCAGAGGCATACGCAGAAGTAAGCCGATTGAAAGCGGAATCAATAGAAAAGCAAATCGAGCTAAACAACAAACTTAACGGGCTTGTAAAAGAGGCCAAAGATTCATTAAATCAACTATCTGTTGAACTGGTAGGTATTGCGCGTGCGTACAACCTTATAACGGCTCAGGAAGAATTTGATTTCGCAAAGGCTAATCAGATCGTTAAGCTGGAAGAAATGCGGTCAAAACTTGAAAGTATTTCTACTATTTTCAAAGAGGGATCAACGGAGAAAAACGCTATTGTAAAACAGATTGATTTAATAACTCAGGCAATTGAGGGTGTAAGGAATAGCGACTACACACTACCGACTCCAGAATTCTTACCGACTACAAAAGAAACGGCTTTAAAGAAAGCTGAAGCGTTAGGTGTAGATATAAATAGCGCAATAGGAAAAGGGTTAAGTAAAAGAGAAGGCAAAGAGTTAAATAATATACTTGGGTATGACATAGCATCAGAAATAAACAAGGCAGTAAAAGTAGTTTCGGACAATCCAATAATATTACCTACTCCCAAATTTAAAGACCCTATTGAACCGTCTTTTGATTTCGTTAAATACCTTAGCGATGTAGAAAACTTTGGTGACCTATTAGAGAAGGTGCTTTATGATGCCTTTGACGGAGTTACAGCAGACAAGATAAAAGATGTGGCTAGCGGTCTAGGTTCTTTTATTTCAGAATACGGGAATATTTTAAATGAGGCTACAAACATCGCATTAGATCAAAACGACAAACAGTTAGCCGAATTAGACAAACGAAAAGGTAGGCTTGAAAAAGAACTTGAAGACGAACTAGCTTTAAGAGAGAAAGGATTAGCAAACAATGTAGGGTCAAAACAGGAAGAAGTAGACGCGTTACTTGCAGAGGAAAACAGGCTAAATCTTGAACGTGAAAAACTTGAAAAACAAGCAGCAAAAAGGCAACTGATAGCTGATACTATTCAGCAAGGGCAAAGCCTCATTACATCATCAATAAATATCATAAAAGGTTTTTCAAGTATTCCAGTTGTAGGCCTTCCATTAGGTATTGCAGCGGTCGGAACTTTACTAGCATTTTTCGCCAAAACTAAAGCAGACGCATTCAAAGCAACAAAACTTTATACAGGTGCTGAAAAGATTTCAGACCACTTTGGATATGGTCAAAAGTTTGGAGATTCAGATTTAAACGGGGGTTCAGGTTACCGACTTATCAATGAGCGTTCAGGTAAGCCAACAAACGTTATAATATCCGGGAATGAAATGCTACTACCTGAAAGGATTTCACGCGAAAATGAGACTTTCTTTAATTCATTAAGGGCTGGTTATTACAATGGCTTAAACCTAGACGAAGCGGTAATGTTTTACAAAGAACACAAAGGATTCGAAAAACGTCTTGGCGGTTCATCTACAATAGTAAACAACATAACAACGGTTAAATCTCAGGCAGTTAAAAAGGAACGCGCATGGATTCCGTTTAAATCAAAAGATGGTCGTTCTATGGCTATTTTAAAGACTATCAGTGAAGATATGAAAGATGGGTCTATTATTGAGTTGGATTTTTAAATCCAGTATATTTGTCACCGTTTTTTAACGTTACGGTTCTGTTTTCAAAACTTTGTACATCGCCAATTAGTTGATGATTGACGTAGAGCTTTTTGTCTGTTATCCACCATAGTTTGTCGCCTAGATATGTGTCTTTCATTGTTTTAAAAAGGTAAATTATCATCACTTGGTGGCCTACAATCAACTACGTCAATCCTTTTTTCTTGGAACGACTTTATAGTGGTTAAAACATAAACCTTGTTACCAGTCATTTTAGTGAGCCTTTCGGCCTCAGTTTCTGCCGATATCAGGCTATCATGTTTATATGTTGGGGCTGATCCGTTTTCCATATAAAGCATGTAGAAAAAAGTTTGTTTTTTGTCTTCCATTTTTTGATTGTTTAATTGTGTTATAAGTCCAGAACATTCGCAGCAGTTAAAAATACCTGATGAATATTCAACTATTTTTTCGCATGACATACATTGTTTCTTGCTCATAAATTCCTAAATATTCATTTAATTGTTCCCTGGTAAAAGTTTCCCCTTGCTTAATCTGCATTTTCAAATATGTGGCCTTTCTGATCCATTCCTTTAGATTAGGTATTGAAAACTTTTTGGACGTTCCTTTGTATTTTAATGGAAGACCCAAAACCATTGTCAAGTATTCAGTCCCAAATCTAGTTTTCAAACCGTTGGCAAAATCTGCATTACCACCGTATCGTTGATTGGCTTCACTGTTTTGTTTGTGGATATTGTGAAAGTTAAATCTAAGACAACCATGCGCACCAACGCCCCAAAAATGGCCTGCATCAAAACGAAGAAAAGATTTGTGTTCTGGATGGCTTATACAAGGTAAATCTTTGTCAATCTCTTTTACTATCCAGTTAACTAAATCTTGCAGTTCCTTTTTATAGTCTGCAGCCGTTTTGGCATTTTCTTTAAACTCTTTAAAAACTTCTTTTCTTTTATTCTCCAATGCCGACATAGCAACTTTGGTTTTACAGTCAACGGAATCGCAAACCCTACTTAGTGGTGTCATTGATATACGTATCTGATCGGCAGGTTCACGATAGTAGAAAGACTTGCATATTTTACACTTGTAGCGTTTCATTGTGTTGAAATTGTAGCCTTTACACAATTTACTCCGTAAGCCTTTTTTAAAAAAGACCAAGCTACTTCCCAATCGTCTTTATAGTCATCAATGCACTGTTTTTTAGTCTTTTTAAAAGTCCAATAACATATATTACCATTTTTACCGACTATAACCCACCCTTTCACATTACTCATCTTTATCTACCACTTTTAACGATTTACCTACCAAGGCCAAACACTTTTGAAGCGTCCGAACCCCAATATCATTACCTTTTAAATAACGCCATATCAAAAACTTTTGTGGGTTTTCCTTCTGTTTAATAGCTCCCATAGCTGATTTTACTTGATTTTCTAATTCCATTTTTAAATTGTTTGTGACGCAAATATAATATTATAATAATAAATATTTGATCTTTTTTTATCAAAAAGTATAAAATGTGATATTATTGTTTTATCTTTGGTTTGTAATTAAAAAGAATCAAAAAATATTATCATGAAAAAGTTAGCAAATGAAAAAATTGAATATTATCAGGGACACATATACGAAGGGTTCTTGACTGGTATTGGAGCTTATGCCCCAATAAATGTGAAATGTAAAATATTCGTAGGTTCTACGAGTGTTAATTTACATGGAGACTTGGCAGAGATATCTAGTGTCTTAAATAGTAGAAACATTAATATAGACAGAGTTTGTCGTTCTTGGAAGATGTGCCCAAAAGGCGACTGGACAATAGAAGTGTCTAGTCCCGATATTTACAAGGCTTTTTCAGAAAAAGAAATCGTGAGTTGGTTCACGATTGTTGATTAGCTTTTCTAAACCAATGTTGGGCGATAACATAAAGCGCATTTTTTAAAAATCAAAACTTTAAATATGACACAAATAAAAGCATTATCAACGTTCCTTCAATCGGATCAAATCAAACAAAGGTTTTCCGAAATGTTGGGCAACCGTACAAATTCATTCATAAGTACGGTTATGACAACTTTAAACAGCAATACCGATCTTAAGAACGCAACAACCGAAAGCGTTTACCAGTCTGCACTAATGGCAGCCGCTTTAGACCTTTCAGTAAATCCAAACATCGGGCAGGCTTATTTAATCCCTTATAAAAATACAAAGGCTGGAACTGTTGATTGTCAATTTCAAATAGGGTACAAAGGTTTTATCCAGCTTGCTCAAAGGTCTGGACAATTTAAAATGATCGAAGCATCCAGAATTTACGAAGGCGAAATAATTGAGGCAAATCCTTTGTATGGATATGTGTTTGATTTTTCGGATCATCATAATGTAGCTGGCAAAAAGATCATTGGTTATGCCTCATTTTTTAAACTGTTAAATGGCTTTGAAAAAGTATTCTACATGTCAGTCGAAGAAATGAACGCGCATGGTGTCAGGTTTTCACAAACTTTCAAAAGGGGTTTTGGCCTATGGAAAGATGATTTTGATTCAATGGCTATAAAGACGGTATTGAAGTTAAACCTTTCAAAATACGCTCCACTATCGGTTGACATGCAAAAAGCGATCTTAGCAGATCAGTCTATCATAAAAGACAATGAAACGTTTGAGTATGTCGACAACACACCACTTTCGATTGAAGAACTAAACCAACTAGAAGAAGACAAACGCACCCTAGAGTTTATCGAAAAGGCCAAAACAGACGAAGAACTGGAAACGATTGAAGGATTTATAGACCATCATGTAGAATCAGAGATTTCAACAGCATTCAAAAACAAGAAAAAAATAATCAATGGCACACAAGAATGAACGCCCGTTAAAGGATCAAACGAACATCAATGAAGAAAAGTTTGACCTTCGCAAAAAAGCACAAGTAGCCGTCTTTATGGCTCAAAAAAAGATCAAAGGCAAAAAACTAGTTCCTCACCCAACAAAAAGTAAAACATGGATTTACGTATAATTCACCCTAGAGAAATTATTTCAAAGTACGATCTAAAATTGATCGAGCATGTAGACGGATGGCATTACTACTATTCTGATTATGATTGTCGAGATTCATTAAGGAAAATAAGGCTTTGTGTTTATTGCGAAGATGTCAGCAAATGGCCTTGTGTTTATTGCGAAGATGTCAGCAAATGGCATTTAAACATTTGGTTTGACAACGAATGGCAAGAGTTCAAAGTAAACACGATGGACGACATTGAAATGATTTGTCTTGCAAAACAAGCACCTGACTATTATAAACAACCAAAATAAAAATTTAAAAAATGGATAAAACTATATGGAAATACGAGCTAACTATGGCAGATAAACAATACATTGAGATGCCTCACGGCGCAGAAATACTTTGTGTGCAACTACAAAACGATACTCCTTTTTTATGGGCATTAGTGACACCAAAATTAGCAAAGGAAAACAGGCTTTTTGAAATATTTGGGACAGGTCATAAAATACCATTTGACAGATATGCAAAAAGAAATTTTATTGGAACATTCCAAATACAAAACATGCTTGTATTTCATTTATTTGAGCGAAAGCCTATTAATATAGAAATAAGAAGTGGAAGAGGCAAAGGGGCTGGTCGTAAAAAAGCAGACTACAAAACTAAAACAATGGTAGAAAAAATGAATAATGCAACTAAAAAAGAAGTCAAAGCACTAAAAATTACAAGCGTAGACATGGAAACAATTTACTTTGACATGAACGGTGTGGAGTGTGCAACCGATTTAAGCGCGTTCGCTGATTGGGTTCAGGAAGAAATAGGGAACATCGAAATAAGTCAAGACTACCTTAACCCTACAGACGGACACGGAACAATTGAAACAGTTTATTCGGCATGGGAATGGATTTATGAAATGGTTCAAGAAACAAAGTTGAACGAAGTGTTTTTCTTTGATTATTTGAAATTGCCTAAAACGATTGAGAGATAATGAAAGACCTACTATTTAGATGCTCAAGACTATCCGACCTAATGACGGGTCTAATATGGCTAACCGAGAACCAAAAACAGCTACTTGCAAAGCTATCTGAAAAGGATAAACTTACCGAGGCTCAGGCAATCGAATACGGTAAACTTTTGGAAAAGAAAAATAGCAAAGAACTTTCGGAATCGGTTAAAAACTTTCTGATCGATATTTATCTTGAATATCATTACGGTTACCGAGAAGAAGTTTTTACTAGCTCAATGAAAAAGGGGCTATTGCTCGAATCTCAGGCCATAACTTTAACACAGCAAGTTCTAGGAGGGTTAAGGCTCAAAAACAAAGCCAGAAAGCAAAACGAATACATCATTGGAACTTGTGACGTTGTTTTAGCTAATCATATCGAGGACGTGAAAGTCTGCGAAAACTTAAAGACGTTTTTTAAAGCCGACCTTTCAAAAGATTATATGTGGCAGGGTCAAGGTTATATGTGGCTTTGGGGCATTCCTAATTATCGGTTGATTTATACTTTGTTTCCAGACCCCGAAGAAATGATTTTAGATCAAGAAAAGTCACTTTACTTTAAATTTGGCTGCAACGAAGAAAACCCAGACTACAAACGTTTGTGTTATCAGATAAGGAAAAACAATGAGATCATAGAAAAGATGCCATTGGACGATCGAATCAAAATCTTTGAGTTCCAACTTGAAGAAGAAAAGATCGAGCAGATCAAAAGCCAACATGCACGCGCAAAAGAGTATTTAATTCACAATTTTAAAATATAGAAATGAAAAAAGTAATTTTAAAAGAAAGACCAGAAGAATTAAATATTTCTGATTTGTCAGTTTCTGACCATATCGGATTTATTGATACAAATGGATATAAAGGACATTTTGTACATATAGGATTAAAAGATGATTTTGGGAACAATACTATACATGCAATACGTCCATGCGATGGAGATTTAGGGCCAAACATTACATATGGTAGGTTTGAAGAAAATCAATATTATGATATTCCAGAAAAATTATCAACGCAAAGTATTAACATTCAAGAAATGTATTATTTTAATTCATATAAAGAGCTATACAAGTGGCTTTCAGAAGACTAATTTTATAACAATCAAAAATCAATAAATCATGGTAAGTAATTGGAGTCAAGAAAGTAAAAACAGAATTGAAAAAGAGTTATTCGAATTCATTGATAGGGCTGGGGATTCACTTAGGGTTGTTTTCAGAGAAGATTTACGCGGCGGTGAAGTAGCTTCAGTGTAACAAGAAGGAGACGTAACGGTTCTATTTTTAGCCGAACCTAAATGTCAAAAAGATTTAGACGAATGGGTAGACGTAATAATCAAAGCTCAAGAACTTAATGAAATGCACTTTGAAGAAGTTTTGCACCAATCGCAAAGTCCAAATTATTTCAAAAGCATCTTGGCAAAGTTCAGAATTTCAAAAATCAGAAAACAATACAAACAATGAAACAATCATTCTACAAAAAAGCAAAAGAGGTTTATAACAACCTTTTAATCCTAGAAAGGGAATCTTCAAAAAAAGTTATCAATCTTCTCACTGAATTTGGTGAGTTAACGGTAACCCAAATGTTTATCAAAATGCGATGCGAGCAACCAGTAGTAAGTAACGCGCTCAGAGATTTAAAAAGGCTTGGAGTTGTAAAATTTGATCGCGAGGGCAAAAACATGTTTTACTCAATCGACAAAGAAGGAGTTCAAAAAATTAATAACGCTACAAGAAACATAACATGGAAAGTCAAATCGTAAACAAAAAAAGAATTTATAGAGGGTTTCAAGAAGGAGACACAGGATATTACAAAGGCATCAAAGGTAAAATTTCAATTGATAAAGACACGCCTACTAGTTTTAAAATTGATTGGCATTCAGAAAATATACCTCATTATACATGTTTTACGCTTGAAGGAAAGTTCATGAAAGCCGATAAAGATCCTTCACTTTCATTTCTTCCAGACGAACAATCCATGCCTTTTGATGAGGTTGAGGTATTGGATCGACTGCCAGAAAAGTATTCAGTAATTGCCTATACAGATGAGCAAAAAAACAAGCTGATTTGCTATCTGGAGGAACATGTAAAAAACTTGATTTATGAATCACCTTCAGATTCAGTTTTTCATATTAGTAGTAGCAAATATTTTGCGTCATCATCAAATTGTAAACTAGATGGACATATCTTAATTTCCTTTGAAGATTGGGAACGATTGGTAAAGGCCGAAAAAACAACCTACAAAGGCCAACTTGAAGGAGTTCCGAATGACATTGTAGAACGCATGATGGATTGTCAGGAAGAACAAGGAAACAAAAGGGATGCCAGTGTTTTTGAGAAATTCGGTATTTCGAGTGACGTTGAATGTGGTTTTTATTGGTTTAAAACAAAAGAAGGTCAGGCCATTTGGGAATATGTAATAAGGAAGAAAAACTTTCAACCATTCTACGAATTTTGGGAAAAGGAAAACAAAAAAGAAAAAAGCAAAATGAGTTATGGAAATTTTGTAAGGTTTGGTTTCCCTCACTATTGTAGTCATGAAATCGAGTATATCACTCCAGAATATCAAAAGAAAGTTATCACTAACAAGATCAACAAGATAGAAACCAAGCTATCAAAATTGAACGGCAAGAGAGAAAAGTTACTTGAACGGTACAAAAGTTTAGGATAATGGCACACTACCGAACACTAGAATTTTATCGGATCGGTTCTGATGGATCGGTCATAACCTTTGAAAAGCAAAGAAATGTTTCGTGCTTTATTGATTCAAAAGGATACCTAAATGTGAGAATGTTTCTAAACGGCAAACGCACCATAAAAAGGCTTCACAGGCTAATGATGGTATTGTTTTATCCGGTTGAAAACATGGAGAAACTTACAATAAACCACAAAGACGGAAATAAGGCCAATAACGAGCTTTCTAATCTCGAATGGTGTACACGTGCGGAAAATACAAAACATGGCCACAGAACGAAGCTAATCAACAATTTTGGCGAAAGGAACGGTCGCGCTAAACTTACAGAATCAGATATTTTTAAAATACGTGTTTTGGCACACATGGGATGCAAGCACCGTTCACTATCCGAACAATTCAAAGTTTCAAAATCGAACATCGACAAAATAGTAAAGATAAAAATCTGGAGAAATGTAGTAACTTAATAAAACATTTTATATATTTGCATCAAGTAAAACAGTCTCGACCACTGTAATTAAAGAACAATAAAGGTTTATTTTGAACGGCGGGGGTCGAGTCCGCTTAGTAGAGATAGACCTTTTTTTTTGACATGAAAGTAAAAGACATGGAACATCACTTTAACATCGAAGACGCCAAAAAATACGGTATTGAATGTGCAATACTTCTCTACAATATAAGGTACTGGATAGATAAGAATAAAGCTAATGGAAAGCACTTTTACAATGGAATGTTCTGGACTTACAACAGTTCAACGGCTTTTGCAAAACTATTCCCATACCTAAGCAGTACTCAAATTGCAAGGCATTTAAGAAAGTTGGAAGAAATAGGAGTTTTAGTTTCTGGTAATTTTAATACGGTTGCATATGACAAAACAAAGTGGTATTCAATTTTAAACTATGATGATTCAGATTTAAACAACCCTTGTACAAAAATGAACAACGATACTACAGTTTTGAATAATGGATCATTTAAAAGTGTTCAACCTATACCAGATATTAAAACAGATACTAAACAATCAAATAATAAACCAGATATATTTCAAAAAAAATCTTTCAAAACTTTTTCAATAGAAGATTTCCAAAACGAAATAAAACTAAACCGGGGGGCGGCCAATTTTTCAGCTCAAGACTGCATAGATTTTCATGACTATTGGACAGAAACGGACGCCAACGGTAAAATGCGATTTACGCGCGAAATAACATGGAACACTGACAAACGCATGCTCCGATGGAAAAAGAACGACAGAGCGCAAATAAACGGCCAAAAAACATCAACCAAGACCACTAAAGAAGATGTAATGAACGGTGGCAAAGATTTACTTTTAAAATACGCTGAAAAGGAAGCACAACAAAGGGCCGAAAAAGAAAGAATTTTAAACCAATAAAAAATAGTAAAATGAATACTTACAAAAAATATTGCCCAAACGTATTTGTAACTCAATGTGATAAAGAGTATAAAAAAGGAGAGATAATCTTCATTGAAACAAAATATGGCAAGGAAGTTGAAAATGAAATACATAACTTCTTAGGAAAAACTAAAGACGGTTTCTTTCTTTACAGTATTACTAGAGTCGACGGGTTTAACTCCCAAGAGCGAGCAAAAAACAAAGCTGAAAAATTAAACGGCTACGCTGCAAACGCTGAAAATAGAAGCGATAAATATTATCAAGCCAGCCAAGAAGGAAAAGATTTTTTAGTTTTGGGCGAGCCGATCAAAATAGGTCACCACTCCGAGAGAAGACACAGAAAATTGATTGAAAGAAACTGGGATCGTATGGGAAAAAGTGTTGCCGAAAGTGACAAAGCTAAAGAGTATGAGCGCAGGGCTGAATATTGGGAAGAGAGAGCCAGTAAAATTGATTTGTCAATGCCTGACAGCTTAGAATATTTTGAATTTGAACTTGATAAAGCAAAAACAAACCATCAATTCTTGCTCGATAATCCCGACAAACGCCCTCACTCAATGGCTCTCCAATACTTAAATAAAAATGTCAAAGACCTTCAAGATAAAGTTACTACAGCTATCCGCCTTTGGGGTTCTGATGAGGAGATCGAACAATTGGCCAATGAGAAAAGAGACCAGGCAGAGAAAGCGGCAAAAAAGACCAGTAAAGCAAAAGACAGAATCGAAAAACACCACGGGTTTTTTGCCTTCAATAATGATCAATTCATAGAAGGATATAATAATCTCAAAGAGAAAGGATTGATCGAAGACGGAGAAAAAGTTGTTCATATCAAAGCTGGACTTTACATTCCAAAGAATCAATTAGAATCATATTTAAACTCCAAGCTATGAACATTAAACAATACGAAGAAACCTCAGTAAGAGGCCCAGAGGAATACAAAGAATACAAACAAAGCATTCTACCAAAGAGACTAGAAGACATGAAACCAGCCATGTCATTAAAGCAAGAGGTAGAAAGAAACGAATACTTGACAAAGGCCAACATTTTGAACATCATGTTAAGGTGGTTAGCTTTGAACGTAAAAGGCCGATCATTGACAGAATCCGAACAAATGGATTTAATTATTGACCACTTCATTACTTTTTGCTCAAATCTGGAATTGCAGGAAGTAGAATTTATCTTCAGAGAGGGAATTAAAGGCCGATACGGGGTTATTTTCAACGCTATTGATATTGACACTATTTGTGGCAAAGATGGATGGATAGAGCTATACTACAAGCAAGACAGATCAAAGCGGCCGGAACAAAATGAAGTCTTACAAATTTCAGAACCAAAAGGCGAAGTAGTAACTGAACGCCAATTCTTAAAAAACAATCCAGAAATAAAAAGGCAAAAGAAAGTCTTCGAGCTGCAGCAAAAAATCAGAGATAAAAAGATAAGTCCAAGCAAGTACGATCTAAAGTATATTTTCAAATTACTAGGATATACGCAACAAAACTACTTTGCGCAATTGGCTAAAATAAAGCAAGACTTCGAGCAAAGCGAGTACAGGCATTGCACAACTTTAAAAAAGTACGGCAACGAAAGGATTAGAAATATAATTTTATCAATAAAAAAAGAATAAATATTAGTTTATTAGTATAATATGTTTTACATTTGATAAAAATTAGAAAGATGGAACAAAAAAAATGCTGCGACATATTCCCACTCATAAAACATCAATTCGAATGGATGGCATTTAAAGACGAAGGAACTCTACTTATGCCACACTTTGTGGTAAAAGGAAACAGATACAGGGTAAACAACTGCCCATCATGCGGAAAATATATAAGAGATATTCAAGTACCAATTAAAGAAATGGAATAAATGAAAAGCGAAAAACAAGAAGAAACTTCAATGAAGTTCATAGGGATCAGTTTGACAATAATTGGACTGGTAGGATTGTACTACATTTTAAAGGCTATTATGTTTTAGCCTATGGATAACCCTTATTAAAAAAAAGAAAATTATAAAAAATGGATATCGAGTGCCCATATTGCGAAAAAGAAATGGTTATCTGTCACGATGATGGATTTGGTTACGAAGAAGGAGTGAAACATCATTACACGTGTGATCACTGCGATAAATCTTTTGTATTTGAAACATCTATTAGGTTCTACTACGAGCCAGAAAAAGCAGACTGTTTAAACGACAAAGATCATGAATATAAAATTAGTTCTACATATCCGGCAGAATTTTCAACAATGATATGTAAAATGTGCGGAGACGAAAGGGAGTTAACAGAAGACGAAAAAACAGAACACAAAATAGGATCAAAAGAAGATTACTTTAAAAAACTATACGACCAATGATAATATTTTCAATAACAGTAGCAGTGCTAATAATTTTTAGCAACAAGCAGGCAAAACGATAAGAATGGTACACACAATAGGTAAAAACATTCAGAAAGCAAAAGAGGATTTTATACTAAATCTAAAATTGCTTCGAGCAAGCAAAGATTTGAGCGGTAAAGATTTGGCCGAAAAAACAGGAATGGCAATTAAAAGAATTGCCGACTTAGAAGAAGGTAGAGTAAGCCCAACGCTCGTAGACTTAGTTTCTATAAGTACTTTTTTTAATATTAGCTATGATGATCTCTTGACCAAAAAAGCAAAAGTAACTTTTCAATAAAGCAAAACGATAAAAGCAATGAAAAAACCACTATACTTTGCATCAGAGCATGAACTTATTCCTATTGCGCTAAGTGCACACATTGACCAAGCAAAAGAGGATGGTATCAAAGAATTGACGCTATTTGAGGCCATTGAGGATAAAGATGAAAAGGCTTTTATCATGTGTGGTCACAATATGCAAGTAAATGCCAAATCGGAATGCAACAAAGATATGTGTCCACATTATTTTTCAAAGTATAAGTCCGGTCGCGGTAACTGCCTGTATCGAGATAAATTATATAAGGCAGGGAAAGAGGTAAAATTTGAAATATAAAGCAATGAGAGAAAAACTATACTTCGAAAACAAGCATGAAATTTATTGCTATCCATTATCCTTTCATTTAGATTATGCTAAAGAAGAAGGATTAGAACAAATAACACTTTATGAGGCTATACAGGAAACAGTAGAAGGATTTCATTGGTGTATGTTTGACAAGCAGACTGTTGAAAAAGATGATTGCTGCAAAGCTATGTGTACGGATTACACTTCAAAGTCTGGTCGTGGTGTTTGCATGTATCGTGGTAAATTTTCAAAGGCAGGAAATGAGGTAAATTTTCAAGTAAAATGACACAAATCAAAATAAAAGACAATGACGGCAACATAATCGAAGCAATTTGCATCCATTTTTTCTATTCAGAGCCTAGGGGTAAAACCTTGGGCTTTTTGTTTTGTCCAAAAATGTGTAATTTTGTGGAATGAAACTATCAGAAATAAAGGTAAACAAATCTAACCCAAGAATCATAAAGGACGAGAAGTTCAAAAAGCTGATAAAATCTCTTGAGGATTTTCCAAAGATGATGGAGTTCAGGCCGATTGTAGTTAACGACGATGGTATGATTTTGGGCGGTAATATGAGATACAGGGCACTTTTAGATTTAGGATATAAAGAAGTTCCTGACAATTGGGTAAAGAAAGCCAGCGACCTAACAGACGATGAAAAAAGAAGATTCATAATAGTTGACAATCTTTCATTCGGTGAGCACGATTGGGACGCTTTGGCTAATGAATGGAACAGCGAAGAGTTGGAAGCTTGGGGGTTGGATTTGCCAGCGTTTGAAGTTGATGAAGTTTTAGAAGCAACCGAAGACGATTTTGATGCAACACCACCAGAAGTACCAATTACTGTTTTAGGTGATTTATACGAGATTGGAGAGCATCGGTTGCTTTGTGGGGATTCTACGGATTCCGACCAAGTCGCAAAGTTGATGAATGGAGATAAGGCAGATATGGTGTTTACTGATCCTCCTTATGGAATGTTTTTAGATACAAATTATGACAAAATGTTTGCAAATGATAAAAATCATAAAAAAACTGGCGAAAGATTTGATAAAGTAAAAGGAGACCATAATGACTTTGTTCCTGAATTAATTAATACAATTTTTGCTTGTTTTAATGATAC